AGGCGCCGTACTCGCAGATGATCGACTCGCCCTTCTGCTGGAGCTTCTTGCGGGCTGTCACCAAGACCCGCTGGAACGAGTTGCGCGCAGCGTCATCTGTGAAGCCCCCCATATCGAGGGCCTCGTACAGCTCCTTGCGCTCGTGCGCGAGTCCGTCGGCTAGGACCGTGATGATCGCAGCCTCGCTGGGAGTCCAGCCATTCAATCCGCTCATCAACTACCTTTCCTACTCTTTGAATTCGGATCGACCCCGCCTCCCGGTCCCGTAGGACAGAAGACGTTACCCAGCGGTACGGGGCGCTTCTTCGCGATCTTCGGGGGCGTCCATCGCGACTCCCCGCCTTCGAGATCCACCGACTTCTTCACCGCCCTGCGCACGCTCGATTCCGACTGCCCGCGCACGTCCTTCTTCGTCGCCGGACGGGGGAAGCACTTGCAGTTGGGATGGCGTGGGATGAGGCCCCGGATCTCCTTGATGGAGAACACCACCCCTTCGAGCGCCTTGCAGAGAGGGCACGGCGTCCCTGTCGTCGACCACTCAACGGCGACGGCCACTTCACTGACCCCCAAATCCTCCATCGCGTCGATGGCTCCCTCGGCAACGGCCCTTGTCACCTCGGTCTGCGCGATCAGACGGCTGCGTGCGATACCGATGCCGTCCACGTTCCTGCGGATGGCCTTGGCGATCTCGATGGGGGACTTCCCCTTCGCCAGACCGTCCGCGAGGCTCCGTGCGATGCTCTGGGCCGTAGCGTCCGTCACGCCCTTCAGCTCCCTACGCAGGCGCTGTGCGAGGAATCTGACGCGCTCCATGCTGACGGAGGCGTTAGCAGTCAGTCGGCCCCCGACCCTCCACTCCTTTTCCGATGGATTGTAGTAAATCTCGGATGCCGATGAGGATCGGGTGGAGACAAGCTCAGGAGTCACTGCATCTCGGACAGTCTCAGACCAGCCGCCCCCCATAAACACTGGGAACTTGCCTTTCCCCGCGAACGAAACGTCCTTCAGGATATCAAACGACGTGCGCGGATTGACGTCCCCATACTTGGCGACGATCTTCTGCATCTCGTGCCGAGAGACCCCGAACTTTGATCCCTCGTGAACCAACTCGGCAGCGGAGAGTTCGTCACGCGCAGCTCTTCGCGCAAGATCGAGCGCGTCTCTGTACGTCTCTGCGTTCTCCTTCGTGGTGAACGATACGAGATGCGACGAACTACCCCCGAGGACTTGGATCCCCAGCTCTGACGAGCTTCTGAACCCCTCTTGGCGGATCTTCTCGCCAGCGAACGTCGCGTGATACAGCGTCTCAGGGGGTTCAACGTAGTCCTCGTGAGCCTCGCGGGCCTTGCTCTCCTGCTCACGCTTCTTATCGGCGGCTTCGGAACTGGCCGGACGAATCTTCAATCCGTGACCCGGCTCGACCTGCTCCTGCTCGGCCAGCATCTTTCTGGCCTCGTCTTCTGGTCCGGTCCAAAGCAGATCCCCAGTGTTTGGATCGTAAATGTCAACACCCCCACCATCAGACCATCGTCCGTGGTCGTCCCTCGGCTGGTCGGGGTCAAAGTTGATGGCCAGCACGTTGCGAACCGTGCGTACCACCTGCCCCACGAACCTGCGCCTCTCGGGGCGGTCGAGCGACGTGTAGTCCTTCGGGGGATCGACGGCATCGAACGATCGGCCCGCGCCCCTGCGGTAGGCATCCTCGACGAAGCGCTCCCACCAAGGGCTACCGAGGACCGTCGCCTGGATCGTCTGGTCGAGCCACGACGTGAACTGCTCGATGAACTCGTGGTCCGCGACGTGGATGCGCGGGGCCGACAGCGCCCTCGTGATCTGCCCCTTGAGGACCACGAACCGGCTACGAGCCTCGGCCTCGAAACGACGGCGCAGGAGGCCCGTGCGCGTGGGGTCCGTCTGGCCTACGGACGTCACCCGTGCGGCGTTCAGGGCCATCGTGGGCCGTCTTAGCGTAGCCGTCCGGTCCTTCACCCTACCTCCCCCCGCGGTACTTATACGCGGTCTTGTAGCGGTCACCGTACATCCCCGTGTGCTCCGTGTCGTCCAGCGTGCGCTCCCTGTCGCGGGCGTCGTTCTCGGCCCTGATGATGGCGCACCCCTCGGCGATCTGCTCGGGCGTGGGAATGTACGCCGCCTTGCCTTCGTCGAGGCACTCCCGGCACAAGCGCCGGTATCTTCCCATCGTGATCGGTGTGCCGCAGTGCCAGCACTTGCGTGTCTTCTTCGGTTGACCGTTCATGGTCAGTTCTCCTCGTCGTCCTCGTCATCCTCATCGTAGTCATCGTCGTCGAACATGTCTTCGTCGTCATCGTCCTCATCGTCGTCGAAGTCGTCGCCGTCAGGTGGATCGACGTTGGCGACACCCCTGCGCGCGGCCTCGTCCAGCTCCTCCTTGCGTCCCTCTGACGCCGACTGGTCAGCCCAGTATTTGGGCGTGAGCCACCGTGGATCCAGCTCCGGTTCAAGGCGCTCGATCGTGACCTCGTCGCTCGGGCGCTTGTTCTTCTTACTCACTTGTCACCTCGATTCACCAGCGTCTCGGTCACCCGATCCGGGTACGCTCGAATCTTCTCGATGGTCTTCTCGGCCACATCCCTGCGCACGACGAAGTACGTCTTCGACATAGTGTTCTTCCCCTTCACCGACACCGCCACGTAGTCGGGATTGACCTTGCTCACGGACCTCACGAGGTGATCATACAGACGATGGCGTGACGGCTCCCTCGCGGAGAAGTACATAAGCTGCGGGGCGTCATGGTTCGCCAGCGCTGTGATCGCCGCGGATGAGGTACGAAACACCTCGGCAGCGGTCCTCGCCCCGGCCTTGCCCGTGATCGCAGTGCTACCGCCCTGATCCTCGAAGGTCACCTCGACTCCCTTCAGCTTGTAGACCCTGGCATCAATCGCGTGCATGACGAACTTCGACCCGTCCTGGGTCTTGAAGGCCATCGTCTGCTCGTCCTCCGTCTCAGCTCCGCGGACCCAAACCCGATCCCTCAGAGAGCTACCCTCCTCGAATCCGACCTCGTCCACACGCCTCTGCACCTCAGTCACAGCCGATGCCTTGTCATGCACCTGCGCCGCTGCCGATCGTCCCATGCCTCCGCCCGCGGTCCACTTGCCATCGTCGTCACGCTGCTGGCTGGGGTCGAAGTTCGTTTCCAGCACCCGACGGTTCTTCACCGGCGCCTTCGGCGGAAACGTCTTGGGCGGTCCCTTGCCGATCGTCGCCCCCGTCTCGGGGTGAATCAGCGCCTGGCCCTCACCGACCTTCATGGGCAGCGCAGGCGCGGCCGGAGGCTCAGGAGGCTCGGGCAGTCCGTCGGCGATGATGTTGTCGGCCTGCTCCTCGGTGAGCTTGAAGAACAGCATCAGGAGTTGCTTCAGCTGCTCCTCGCTGATGGCCAGATCCTTCGCGGCCGTGAACATGGCGATCGCGCCGGTCATCCCGCCGACAAGACCAAGAAGAGGCGAGTCGCTGCGATCCTCCTCGTCAGCGGTCTCGGCCTTGGTATCGACCATCGCCTGGGCTTCCTCTTCCGAGTAGCCCAGCAGGCGAGTGAAGAAGTCCATCGGCTCGACCACGCTGTCTCCGGCGTGCTCGGCGTAGGTCGTGATCGCCTGCGTGCGCTGGAGGCCCACCGCAGCCTTCTCCGTATCGGAGAGGGAGTAGATGTTGGGCCATTCGACGCAGTAGCCATCCGAGGGTTCGGGGAGCACGCCCACCTCGATCAGACGATCGACGAAGGGCACGATCACCCGAGGCGTGAGATAGCCGTTCTGCCTGTCGGTCACGCGCCCCTTCCATGCGCGTTCGTCCTGCGACGAGGCCAGCTCCCCACGCTCACTCCCGACGAAGATACGCTTGGGGCATGACAGCTTGATGCAGATGCTGTCGATCTGCACTTCGATCTGTGGCGTGGGATCGACGACCGTGGGGGCCAGCATGTTCATATGCATGCCAGTCGAGGCCATCGTCCTCTGCAGGCCGTTCCAGAATTGCTCCTGCGCGTCCTTGAGCTTGTCGATGTCGATGCTGACGTCGCCACCCAGCTGGGGGTGCGTCTCGGCGCTCAGTCCGGGGAACGCCCCCTTGTAATACATCTCGCCCGACGATCCGCGCACCTTGCGGATGTCGAGCAGGGGGTTCAGCACCGGCCTGCAGCGAGGCACACCGAACGACTCCGACGACGCCAGGTTGTCGGCAATATGGATCACCCGCGTCCAGTGAACCGTCTTCGTGACGTTCTCGGGGCTGCCCAATCCCGATGCCTGAGACGAATCGTAAGGCGACGCGAACGTGATCGAGTACTGGCTCGGCAATCCGAACCGGGGGCTGGTGGTATCCGTCTCCCACTGCGTGACCGAGGCCAGCGTCTCGTCGAGCGGGCGCACGTACAGGAGCTTCCGGCCCTTCTTCTTCTTGACCGGCTTCTCCCACTGATCGACGAGGAGGTCGTCGAACCCCAGCAGAAGCACCCCGTAGCTTCCGATACCCGACATCTCGTCGGCGCGGCGCAGGTACTCCCATACCGGGCTGCCCTTCTCCTGCTTGTACCAGCCCTTCGTGCCCGAGCGCAGGGACTTGCCCAGCTCGTCCCACGCCTCCTCGAAGGGCGTCACCGTCTCCGAGTCCTCCTCCTCGTAGACGAGGGGGCTGACGCACCAGCACTCGCGGGGCATCAGCTCGATGACCCTCGCTGCCACAGGCTCTCGTTCCCACAGCTCACGGTACTTCGAGGCGTCCATCTCCGACGTCTTGGGGTAGCCGCACTCGTCGTCGATGTCCCTGCGCGGATCCATCCACTTGCGGATGATCTCCCGCCGCGTATAGATCGCATTCTCGACGAGGCGCGTCACGGCGGTCTGGAACACCTGCAGACGGCGCTCCTCAAGCTCCGGGCGAGAAGGACCGTGGCCGTTGCTCGGCCCGAAGGATCGTGCAGCTTCGATCATCTCGATACTCCTCAGATCGCCCCTGCCACCGGCCTCTGGCTCTTGACCATCATGCAGAACACCGCCACCACCAGCGCGTCCGCTTCGTCAGGCGAGCACCCCAGGATGTCGCACAGCGCCGGCTCCCGTTGATTCTCGTTGCGCCTGTTCTTCGGGGGCAGGTAGATGCGCCCTTCCTCGTCGTACTTCAGGGGCATCACCGACAGCTGCCGACGTAGCTCGCTCATCTCCCTCGGGATGCCGAAGCCCCGTGCGTTGAGGCTGGGGTCAAGCAACTCGCGCACGAGCCAGTACATTTCGGCTCGGCGGTTCTTGAATGCGAAGCGCTCCTCGACGTCGTCCTTACGGTCCCTGACCGTCCTGAGCTTCTTCCAGCGTGTCGCCTCGTCTGTAGCCGTCTCGCCGAAGGCTACCGTGCGCACCATGTGGCCCATCGCTCGTAGCCTGTCGGCGTGTTCCTTGCCGCCCCCTCCACGGTCGAAGCACACGTTCCACATCTCGACCCCGTGCTCACGCGCGAATCCCAGTACGTTGCGTGTGACCTCGCTCGTGTCCGGCGTCTTGCGGGAGTCTAACGCGATGACGCCCGTATCGTCTACCGCGACCATACACGTCGGATCCCCGCCCTCTCCGGGGTCTACCCCGATCGCCTTGGCGCGCCTGCGTGGGTTCAGTCCTACCGCGACCTCCTCTGCCCTGTCCAGCCAGTCGGGAGGATACAGCCGGTTCTCGACGCCCTCATACCACTCGGCGTCGAGGCTCACGCACTGGCGCTCAGCGGGCCATTCAGACCTGCGCTTGAGATAGTCCTCATACGTCAGCACGCCCGGGATGAGGGGCTTCATCTCCATCAGCACGGCGCGTCGATTCAGGTCCGTGTCCCCGAACTTCGCCAGGTAGGCATGGGCTGCTCTCACATTCGGGGAGTCGATGCCTCGGATCTTGATTACCTTTCTGTAGAACCGATTTGGCCTGTTAGGGTCCGGCCTGTCGCCTCCCTTGTCGTCGCTCCCCGGTCGTCCCTTGACGGCGTACTTGAAGAAGTTCTCGCAGGCCCATGTGTTGCCAATCGACAATACGCGCTTGGCCCACGGGACGATCTGCTCGTAGTAACGGTCGGGCACCGACGACGATTCATCGCTGACGAACATCGTGTGGTATGCGTGGTGCCCTCCCATCGACGCGATCGAGTCCTGGCCCGCGACCATGCCCTTGACGTAGCTGATAGGACACTCGATCCCGTTGACGAGCCGGCGCAGGAGGCGGTGGTTACAGATAATCGGCCCCCCATCCGTCGTCGCCAGCGCAATCCTTGACGTCTGAATGAAGCGCCCGATCTCGCCCCACAGCACGCTCAGGTGCTCGTCCTTGGCGCTGGTGGTCACGATGCGGCACGTAGTGTGTTGCCTGACCGACCGCAGGAACATCCATAGCACAGCCAGCCCCGAGACGAAGTCTTTCCCGAGAGCATTGCCCGCGGGTACTACCGTCTCGTCGTTGTCCCTGACCGAGTAGAGGATCTGCCTCTGCTTGTCGTAGAGTGTCACGCCGGGCCAGCACAGCTCGACGAACGCCAAGGGATCGACGAATCGCTCGCTCACCACCCAGCCTCCGAGGCGACCTCTCCCAATGCGATGACCGACTTGCGCTCCCATCGTCGGAAGTCACATCGGCGTTGGATATCACACGGGATCCGGCTGATGGTATGCAGCGCGTGCGCGTAGACCTCGGCCTCACGATATCGCGTGAAGGATGCGATGCTGCGCCCCAGGGGGCCTACGATCACCCACTCCAGCAGGATCTCATCCATTAGGGAATCCTGTCAACGTAGTCAATCCGTTCCCCGATCCATCTCATCACGGGAACCGCCATTGAGTTGCCGATAGCTGCATACCTACATGTGTCAGTAAACGGAGATGACTTGTGATGGAATTCCACATCCGTGTAGCCACCAGGAAA